CAAATGCCGACGATAGCGCGGAAGGAAAGGAAAGGAAAGATACCTCCCCGGTCGAATTCACGCCGTACAAGCCGAAAATACGCAAACCTGGGACGGGCTGTGTCACGATGATAAAAGACCACCTGTATGAGGGACGGTACACTCCGACCAACGCCTACGGCAAGCGGGAAAGCCATAATATCTACGCGAAAACAAGAGAAGAATGTAAAGAAAAGCTCGCGGAAATGATTGCAGAGGTCAAGGCGCAAATCAAGGCGCAAATCAAGGCGGAAAAAGAACGGCTCAAGGCAGAGCAAAAGGCCTGACCAAACGGCACGGATTTTTCTGTGCCGTTTGTACTTGCTATGTGATTTCAAATGTATGCAATAATTTGTATAAATGATTGAATAATGGAGAGATGTGTGTTATAATGTTGACAAGCGTATGGCAAGATTTTTGGCTTGTGTTTCGCAAGCGTTGACTAAAATGGTGGGAGCATTTGCGTCTTTCCATGCTTCGTCGCCTCTTTAATCTCTGTAAATTTCGCATAATGAGTTGCCATACGCTGCTTTTTTTTAGGAGATGTCATGTATGACTTTTGAATATGTATGTACCAGAAACGATCTGGCGGATTTATTGGAAATTCCTCATGGCAAGCTGACTCACGTTTTATATGTTGCCAAAGTCGATAGTTTTTATAAAATATTTGAGATCCCTAAAAAATCTGGGGGAACAAGAAAAATCTGTGCCCCGACTGGAGATCTTAAGCAAATCCAGGAAAAACTTTATAGCATTCTTTTACACCATCAACAATTCTTGCGTAAGCAAAACAATATACGCACTAATATTTCACACGCTTTCGAAAAAGGGAAAAGTATCATTACGAACGGCGAGGTGCATAGAAATAAGCGCATAGTGGTAAATATTGACCTTCAAGATTTTTTTGATAGTTTTCATTTCGGTAGGGTTTGTGGTTTCTTTGAGAAAAACCGCGATTTTGCCCTTCCACACGAGTTGGCTATTGTTATGGCGCAGCTAACATGCTATCAAGGTAAACTTCCACAAGGTGCGCCAACTTCGCCTATTATTACAAACTATATCTGTCAAACCTTCGATATGAGGATTATAAGAATTGCAAAAAAATATCATTTGGATTATACCCGATATGCTGATGATTTGAGTTTTTCTACTAATGATAAGAAATTCATTGAACAATGGGAACCTTTCTATAACGAATTAACTCATGAAGTTGAGCGGGCTGGATTTAAAGTCAATACCAAGAAAACAAGCGTTCAATATAGGGATTCACGCCAAACGGTAACGGGGCTAGTAATAAACAAAAAACTCAGTGTTGATCATAGGTATTACAAACAAGTGAGAGCAATGGCTGATTCACTCTATAAAACCGGATGTTTTGACAATAATGGCGTTGAAGGAACAGTTAGTCAGTTGGAAGGAAAATTTGCTTTTATCGATCAATTGGACAAATACAATAACATTAAAGATGTTAGTCAACAGCATTCTGTGTTTTGTCTTAACGGACGAGAAAAACAGTATCAAAAATTTTTGTTTTATAGATATTTTTTTGCACATGAAAAACCAGTAATTGTTACTGAGGGAAAGACCGATATTAAATATATAAAGGCAGCTTTAAAGAACCTTTATACAGAATATCCTGAACTCATCGAAAAAACACCAGAGGGACACTTTGAGTTCAAAGTGTCCTTTTTAAAGAGGTCAAAGAGGTTCAAATACTTTTTCCATATGAGCCAAGATGGTGCTGATGCCATGAAAAATTTGTACAACTTTTTTTCGGACAAGAATCCAAAGTATACAAATTATTTCAAAGTTTTTAGCGGATGCTCTGATAAGAATTTGTGTAATCCTGTAATTTTGATTTTTGACAATGAGTTGTCTAATAAGTGCAAACCATTACACTCGTTTGTTTCTCACATTGGATTATCATCTTCTGATAAAGATAGACTCAAAGAAGATCTTTGCATGAAAATAATTGATGAGGGCAATTTGTTCTTAGTGACAAATCAATTAGTAGACGGAAAAGCAGAATGTGAAATAGAGGATTTATTCGATGATACTACAAGAAACCATGTTATTGCCGGAAAGACATTTTCATCGAATGACAAAGCGGATAAGGAAAAGCACTATGGGAAAGAAATATTCGCCAATTTCATTCAGTCAAATTACAAAAGTATTAATTTTGATAACTTTAGACCGATGCTTAATAACATCGTAAAAGTAATTGCTGAATTCGCTGGTACAGAAGGATAATATTTGACCCACAGTAAACAAAGAAAAAGGCTCTGGAATCAAGCAATTCCAGAGCCTTTTTGGTCGGAGTGGCGAGGCTCAAACTCGCGGCCTCCGCATCCCAAATGCGGCGCGCTATCAACTGCGCTACACCCCAATAGTTATTAAATTGCGGTCATGTAAGTGGTCAAATCTGTGGTCAAACACAGTTTTGACCGCTATTTTTTGTTTTCCAAACCGCCCAAAAATCGCACGGTTGAAGGGCTTTCGGCGGTTGGCACCGATAAACGTCAGAAATGCCGTCTATGCTCCCAAACCACCCGCGCTCCCAGCTGCGCCACACCCGGATTTATTTAATTTTTGTGATTTCAGTATCTGTGGGATACTATGTGGTCGTTGCCTTATTATAACATAAATTAACGAAAAAATAAAGAGCTGAAACCGCCGTGTGTAAGGCTTTGTTGAGAATTTGCGGAAAGGTCAAAAATGTGTCCGTCTACGCTCCCAAACCGCAAATACAATCTTAAAAACATTCGATAGACACTATACTTTTTTCAATTTTGAGCCACCTACTAAACCACCTTGATTTTAAAATTCAAATAAGCGAGGGGCTAAACTTATATATGCTATTCTTTTGTGTCTGTATCGGTTTTGTTTTCAACTGTATTTTTTAATCGGCGGACGATATTTACAAGGAATTTCGGAATTGGTGTGCCTAACTCCGAGAGATTTTCGAGGATTGAAATTAATTCGTTGATGATGAGCCAAATCGTTACAATTAAACCGCAACAATATGTGACACCTATATCTACATTTGCCGCCGCTAAGCCTGTGCAGATTAAATAATCGACAACACCCGCAACAACCACAAGAGCGAGATAGCTTGCTTTTTTCAAAATTCCGATTAAACCTGTTTTACTTTTTAATTCGCCGTTTCTGTACGCCGATGTCAATCCTGTAATATAATCAATAAGCATTACAGCGATGAGCACGAGAATTGGGATAAGTAAGATATTAAAATATGATATCAAAGCACCGATAGCTACTGAAACAGTAGCCTGAATAATATTGTCTTTCATAGTTTAGTTATACCTCCAAATCAAGTTAAAGTAAGCTCAATACGGTCAATAGCCTTGCCCTTTGTTTCCTGCATAGCCGTCCTGCTTACTGTCTTTTTCGTCATCGTGCTGCCAATCGTAATAGTCTTCATTAACTGCAGAAACTCTGTATGTAGCCTTATAGTAGCTGCCGTGTGCGGATTTAACATCAGCAGGAGTTGTATAATAAATCTGTACAGCATCAATATCCATTCCGAGAATACCGGCATAGCCGTTTACATCATCATTAAGATTAAAACCTGTAACCCAGCTAAGCCAGTTACCGCCTTTAATATGCACTCTGTACTTAATCTTACCTTTTGTTACTTTGATTGCAAGACCGCTGATTGCCTCGCCGGCAATGCCTGCGAAGTCTGATAAACCTTTTACAGTTGGTAACCACTTACCGCATGCAAATACGCAATATTCAATCGTAGGTTTATCATCTTTTTCAACTTTTGATTCCTCTTTGTTTTCAGAATTACTCTCAAGTTTATTTAAAAACTGTTCCTTCCACAGCTTGTCCTTTGCTGATGAACCGCACCAGAAGCCCGGGCAGATTTTACCGTTAGCATCATAATGGCGAATTACTTTGTCTTTTTTGATGTTATACTTTTTCATAAGTCGTTGAGCAAGTAAGATTACATTTTCAAGTGTCTTGCCTGTGCATTCTGTTGTTGAACCTGCAATTTCAATTCCGATTGAACGGCAATTAATATCCCAGTCGCCTGCATGCCAAGCAATATTTTTGTCAGCGACAGATCGTACAACCGTTGTATCATCGACAAAATAATGTGCAGATGTTTCAACTACATTATTCTTAAAGTAGTTACCGTTGTTTTCTGCTGTGTCGCCGTTGTTGCCGGTGTAATGAATAACAAGTGTATCAATTTCCGAAGATTTTCTGTTGCTCTCTGTAAAATTACCTTTGTTGCACCATATTTCTTTAAATTTATACGACATATTTATACCTCCCATACAGCCATAACGGCGTTATAATATTCCTCTGAAAGCTCGGCTTTAAGTATTTCTCTGTCATTTTCACAATTCATATATGCGTTGCGAACATTGCCGCCAACCTGCATTTCTGTGCCGTCGATAACAACAAACTTCTGTCTGAGTACGCTCACGCTGTCCTTCGTGAGCATATCAAGCGTGATTTTTTCTTTGATTTCCATAGTAATTCGCTCCTTATTTGATTATGTATGTAATAATGAAATTCATTTTTTCGCCCTCTGCAAATTTATCGGACGGTGAACTTATGTAAATCCACGAACCGTCTATTCTCACATTACGCAATTTATTCGCTGTAGAATATACGGCAATACTTGCAAGTTTACTTTCTGTTTTTGACGGGAACGGCAAACCCGACATTTACAAATAGTTTGTATCCGCCAACATACTTGTAATATTTACAGACACAGTAACTGCGTCGCCGTTCTTTACATAAACGAATTTTCCCGCACTGCCCTCATAAATTGTCTGCGTCGGAGATAATTCTCCCGAACCGATTTCGTTATTCGCTGCATCATATTTAGTTGCCAAAGCGGTTTGGGTTGTCTTTTCAAATGCAGAAACTTCGTTTGCAACATCTAAGACACCTTCTGCAACTTTATCAGGTAAATAGATTGCTTCGCTCTCGGAAATCATAATTTTAGATACTTTGAAAGCCCCTGTTCCGTAATAATCAAAACGAATCAAAATATAAGTTGTATCTTCAGCTGTTGTGAAAGAGCCAAAACCCTTTTTTAATTCAAAGCGAGTAGCGGCTGTATTAATTCCATTTAAAAAGACATACGCTCCGCAATTCGTAGAAGATGGAAGCCATGAAAAAAAATATTTTGTATTTGGCTTTACTGCTATTCTCATAGCTTGCGGGGCTGATGAAGTCCATCCGTTTGTGTATGCCCCGCTTTTAGTGGTTGTTAAAGAAATTGATTTTCCATTATAATCAACATTATTTAGTGTGCCGCTATAAACCGGAGTAGTAAGCTCTTGTAATCCTTTTGCCCAGGCATCAAAATCAAAAATATTATAAGTTGCAATTAAATCAGCTTTTTTCTCAATATTTTGATTAAGTGTATTAGCACTGTTATACACAGTGCCGCTTGTAACATAATTTGGGCTGTTTGCCGCAGGCACGGTATCAAACGGCATTTTGTTAAGTTTATTATTTAATGCCTTATCCATATATGTTTTGTCGTAAGCATCGTTAATTCCGTAACCGGCAAGAGTATCCGCCTTATCAGCTTTAAGATTAATCTTCATTGTCACTGTTTCGTCAAGGTCTGTTATTTCATCTTCAAGCTCGGTTTTATCTGCCTTTGCAGATAAGGCTGTGTTAATCGCAATTATTCTCTCACTTAGCGTGTTGATGTTGCCACCCGCAATGTCTATGCTGTTGTTGTAGATACCGTCGTCCATATGATTTAAGTTTGTTGCGTTCAGCGCCAGAACAGCTCCGTCAACCCAATTAATTTTGCTGTAACTCATTTATCTCATCCTTTCCTAAATATTCTGTACCTTCTGCCGTCAGCCTTACTCTCATGCCGTTAGTGCCTTTCAGCGTTCGTTCAAGGATAAAACTGTCGACCGTTTCCGTGTCCGTAAAGCCTGTTTTTATGCTCACCTTGTCGCCACATTCGAGCCACCACCTGCCGTAAACATCAGCTTTAAAAGGCCTGTAAGCATACAAATTGTAAAAGATGTAGTTGTTACCTTTATTATCGTTAAAACTTGTAACAATACCTGCAATGTCGGTACAGCAAGCAGTAATTATGTTGTCCGATATATACCAACTTTGTTTTTCTTCTTCTGTATGACCGTACGAAAAATAGCTGTCCTTGTTGTACTTAAACTTAACAAGATTAATACTGCGTGTTGTGTATTCCTCAAAGTCGAGGTTGCTGTAGTTGTCAACGACCTCGGTTTTAGGATTTAAAATTTGAATAAACTTTATCTTGCCCTCTCCGCTCATAATTGCAAAACAAGCATTAAGTTCGCAGTACGCACTCAACAAGTCCGCTATCGTGGTTTTGTCATTGAAAACCGATTTTACAAGATCCAATTTCAGCGACAGCTTATTGCTGTCATTAAAGCCTGTAAATTCGTTTTCGTAATCATAATTACTTAAAAAGTTGCCGCAGAGATATACTCTCAAATCATATAAACTTATTTTTGGCGAATAAATCGCAAGGCTTGTAAAGTAGTTGTAAGCGTATTTTTGTGAAGCGAGGTATAAATCGTCATATGCGATAATTTCCTTTACCGCCCTGTTTTTCTGTCTTGATGAGCTGTTGACAGTACCGCAGAATAGCGACACCTCAATAACTCCCGACTGATAACCGCAATATAAATCTGCACTCGGCAATACTGAATACGAGGGAAATAAAAGCCCCTTGCTGTATGACTGTTTCATCATAACTTTAATGCGTTTGCCGTTGAGCTCTGTGTCAACATTTATCACTCTTACAGTAAGCTGACCCGCAATACAGCCGCCGAGTTTAAACTCCTTGCCGTCACTGATTGCCTGCGTAAGTTCAAGACTTTCAGATATAATATTCTCGCCAGTGATGTCTGGAATATCGTCGTCAGGAAAGCTGATAATTATTTCCCTTTGCAAGCTGTCATTGAGCAGTTGCTTTTTGACCTCATCTGTTAAATTATCATACCGCTCCCCCTTAATACTCAATAAGTTCAATGCTTATCGGGTTGTAGAGAATATCGGTCTTGCTTGCGTCCATAACCGAAAACTCAATATCTGGAATATAGAAATATCCGCTGTCATATGAGTTTGTTTCATCGTTCCAGTAGGTAACATAGCATTTGCGTTGTACTGTGTTCACGATTGCAGAATTAATAATATTCTGCATATTGATTTTCTCGTTCAAGTGCAGAATGTGGGTAGAAAAAGTAATGCTTGTCTTACCTGTCGGCAGTGTTGAACGCTGTAAACCGCCGTTATCGTCACGCTCGGCATCGTTGTCCATACGCTGATCAGGTGTTGACAAATATTCAGCGAAATAGTTATTAGGAAATTCGGTATCTCCGAATTTTAGTAAATAACTTTTATAATTTGACATCCTGCACCTCCTTTACGCAAATGCCGATTTGCCGTTATGGCGGTTTTTATAAAGCTCGTTTTGCTTTACGATTTCGTTAAAAATATCATTGCCGTTAATTTCAGCGACAAACTGATAGTAGTTACCGCCGTTGTTTCTGAATATTACGAACATCTCATACAGCTTTTTAAGATACGACAGAATTTCGCCGAGAATTACCGTATCCTGACCGCCCGAATTGTCGAGCATACCCTGTAACTTGTTAAGCGGCGCAATAACTTCCGGATTGCCCGAATTAGCGCCTGCGTTATCTCCGACTACCGCAAGTGTCGGTGCTTTGACAAGTCCGCCTGTTGCAAGTCGTGGAATGAGAGGCGGATTTTCAGGCATTGAAAAACTCCAATCCTGTCCGATGATAGAACCAATAGCCCCTGCAATTCCGCCGATTGCATCGATAACACCCGAAACAAAGTTATAAATGCCTGTCCACAAACTGTTGATACCGTCAATGATAGCATTTACAATAAATTTGAACACCGCACCGATACCATCCCAAATGCCCTTGAAAAAGTCGTGAATACCTTGCCAAGCCTTTCCCCAGTTGCCCGAAAAAACACCTGTTATAAAGTCAATAAGACCGCCGAACGATTTTAAAATACCGCCCACAACATCGCCTATAACTCTGAATACTGTTTCAAAAATGCTTTGAATATTTCTCAGTACCGTATTAAACACAGGGCCTAATGTATCGCTTATGAAATTCACAAACGGTAAAAGCCAATTATTCCATATTGTTGCAATATAATCGCAAGCCTTGCCAAAAACAGTCCATAACTGTTCAAAAATCGGTTTAAGGCAATCTGTCCATGCGGACTGAAATACTCCGACAATGAAATTCCACGCAGGCATAATCCAATCATTATAAACATTCATAAGCGTTGTGCCGATATTAAGGAACATATCGCACACATTCTGAAAAATCTCAGAACCGCCCTCGCCGTCCCACCAGCCAAGCAGGAAGTTACCGATGTCTGAAAATACGCCGCCCACGAAGTTCATAACATCTGCCATTTGAAGTTGAATATTGTCAAAAAATTCTCCGATAGTTGCACCGTCATTGTCAATCCATTTTACAAGTGATTCGGTAGCTAAACTAAAGCCCTCCGAGAAAATCGTTCCGACCGCACCGCCGAAATCTGTAAAACCGCTGAGCAGATTTGAAATTGCGTCCTCCATTTGTGGGCGAACTCTGTCAACGCTCTGCCCGATGACATCAAAACCCTTTTCAAAGAATGTCGATAAATTATCGTAGCCTTTGCTGAAATTATCGCCAATGGTTGTAATAAAGCCGTTGATTTTATTCTTGTCTTTATCAAGCCATTTTGCAACACCGCCCGTCAGTGTTTGCAGCCGTTTACCGCTAACCTGTACCACTCCGCCGACAAATGAACCTACCGCACCGAATGCAGATTTACCGACCTTTTGCTCCTGTGTAAGATAATTTTGAGCTATCGGAACAGAATTTTTGAATATCGACTCACAATTTTTGCCGATAGCTGACCAATCAACCTTATTAATGCCCTTTTGAACATTATCCACAAAGCCTTTAAATCCGCTCTTTTCGTATAGATTTTTAAAAGCACCCGAAACACCGCTGTTTGTGTCTTTAACAACAGTATTTGCGACAGAAGTACCACTGCTTGCCGATGTGCTGCTTGCGGAAGTATCAGAACCGCCGCTATCTGATTTAGTAATAACATTCAGCTTGTCAAAACCTGCAACGCTGTTCTTTGCTTTTTCCGAGCTGTCTGCAACATTCTCTAAAGATTCCGAACTACTTTCAGCCTCACTGCTCAAATTTTCTGCCGAGCTTGCAGCGGCTGAAATGCTGTTTGCTGTATCATCTCCGTCCCAGTTGAACAGCTTTGAAAGCGCATTTATCGCCCCTTTGGCGTACTCTGTAAGTTTTGCGATAGCCGAAGAAAGCTTTTGCACAATATTCGTTGCTACTTGCAAAATTGGCTTGCCTATAACCGCAAGGAGCTGATTCCAGCTCTCTTTTAAGTTGCCTGTTACATTTTCCCAACCGTCTGATTCTCTGCTTGCTTGTCCGATAGCACCCGAAAGTTTATTTGCGTCTTTTACCATTTCAAGTAAAGTAAGCTGTTTCTGTGATTCTGAAAGTTCCGTAAACGATTTACCGTACAACTTGTTGGCCGCTGCGTTTCTTGTAGTTTCTGTACAAGACAGACCTAGTGCGGCGTCGTTTTCAAAGTTGCCTTTGAGAAAAGATTTAAGGCTTTCTGCGGTGTCCTCGAGTGAACGGTCATAATATGCAGCACTGTCGGCTGTTACCTGTAAAGCTTCTTGCATCATATTCAATGCATTGGCACTGTCCATACCTGTGGTTTTTGCAAAAGCATAAATACTCGTTCCCACACCCTGCAATCGGGTTTCGAGAATACCACTTTCCTTTGCAACACTCTGAATTGCACTTTTTGCTTGTGATTCCATTGAACCGAAAGTCTGCTCAAACTGAGAATTTGCCGCATTGACCTGTGCCGCCGATTCAATGCACTGCTGGCCAAACTGCTTAATCGCCGCTACCGAAAACGCAGCAACAATGGCAGAGCCGAGCTTTTTAAGTGAGCTTTTCATATTATTGCTTACGCTGTTTGCCTGCTCCTGCACTGCATTAAGCGATTTAGAAAAGCCTTGCCTGTTCAGTACAAGATTTAAGCCGATTTCGCCCACGGTTGTGTTATCCAATATGTTTCACATCCTTTCTGCATAAAAATAAGGGCGTTGCAAAAATGCTACACCCTGTGGTATAAAAACAGCGCACACCCGAAGATGTACGCTGTAATTAGCTTATTTAGTTGTTATGCTACATTCTTAAACATAATACGGATTAGATTTACCGAGCAAAGCAATAATGTCTATAATTACACCAACGATAAATAAACCTCCGGTGAAAAGATAAAGAATACCCATTCCGATTTTGCCTTCATAAAATTTATGAGCGCCGAGATACCCAAGAAAAATGCATAAAATTAATGCTACCCATTTGCTTTTAGGTTTTCCTTGCATTCCACCATTTGCGACCGCTGTCGCAGAGGCTGCACTTGTGTTATTATTAGTGTTATTAATAACAATAGGTTGTGTACCTTGTGTATTTGTAATTTGCTCAACTTGACATCCACACAGTGGGCAGATAACAGCCTCTTTCGCAATTTTTCCACCACAATGTTTACAAAACTTTGTGTTTTCTTGTGTCTGCACAGTATTTTGATTCTCCATTTGTATCTCTCCTTTTATAATAAAATGTTACTTTATTTCACATTTTCTTTATATTACCAAAAATATACATAAAAGTCAAGATTTTTATAAAAATAAACAAAATTGTATGCAATGTTTACATATTAGCAAATAGCATTTCAAAGTCATGCAAGGCTGTGTTTATGTCAGCCTGCGTGCGTTTATTTGCTGTGCGTGAACGCCACTTGTTGCGTATTTTATGTTGAGATGATGTAAAGTTCTTCAAAACATTTTCATCGTTCTCAAGGCGAATTTGAGCCGTTCTTGCAAGAGGCGTGTCAGTTCCCAAGCCACACAGCAGGGAGCTGAACTCCGCCCAAGTCATCTTTTTAAAATCTTCGGAGTAAATGCTCACCCCGTACTCTGACTTAAAACTCGATACGATTAAATCGAAATCATCTATTAAGTCGTAGCCGGGGTCTGAATTTCCCCCTCGCTGTCATTGTCGGCGATAAGATCCGTTGCCGTTCTGATGAGCGTTGAGAGGTCGGCAAACGAGAGATGAAGTTTTGCAATCTTTTCTCTGTTCTCCTCATCAAAGAGAAGCTCAAGAGCCGATAAGATGTCAGATGGTTTTACGCCGTCCTCACTGTCAAAAAGCGCAACCGTCTTAATGAAAGAAATTGCGTCATTGTTGACCTCAATTTCTGTGCCTTTGATAACAAGTTTTGGCTTTTCGTCAAAATTAAGCTTGTTTGTAATATCAATGATTTTTGACATTCTTTATACCTCCTTAGGCTGCAGGTGTGTATTCGGGCTTGCCGTTTGACATAACCTCAAATTCAAGAGGTGCAACGCCTGTGCTTGCGCCTGCGCCGTTTGCTGTTACAGAGATAACCGCATTCTTGAAGAGTACGCTTGCACCGTTCGGGAAAGTCCACTTAAACGGAAGCTGTGCGGCTGTGCCGTTCTTAAACGCAAGCTCTGCGATTTCATCGTTGCCTGCGTCACCGATTGTACGCTTGCCCTTTACAGAGATTGTAACGCTCTTGGCTGTCATAAGTCTTGACTTCCAACCCTCGTTCTCAAATGCTGTCCATTCCTCAACGCCGTTATCAAATGCCACCGAGAACTCATCGCAATTTGCAATTGGAGTTGTGACTGTGTCTGTGCCCGATTTACCGATTGCAAACTGATTTTCGTAGCAAGGATAAACTCCGCTTGTTGCTGCCATAATATCATTTCCTTTCATAGTAAAATTTAACTTCAATGACCTGCTCATATATGCCCTTGTCATCTGTACCCACATCAATAGGCTCAGGGGTGAGCAGCTCGATTATATAAATTGTGTGTTCGTTGATTTTAACATTCTTAATGCTGTATAGTGTTTCAAACAGCTTGCGTGCCGCTTGCTCTGTTTCATTTGCGTTGTTGTTCCAATGCAAGAGTAAAGACACGCTGATTGTGTTGTATGTACTATCGTCACCAATCGCCCTTACAGGAGCACCCGACTGCTTGAGAGAGTACACACCGAGGGACTTATCTTGTTTGTTATCGAGTTTACCGATGTAGTAATGCTCTGCTTTAAAGACAGTCTTTAAAAAGTCCCTTATGTCAGATAAATAAATCAAAGTCCTGCCTCCTGCTTGTAAAATCGTGTAAATGCCTTTTGACAAAAGTTTTGCCTTGTGCCACCCTTGAGCCAAGGTGCAAGCCACTTGCCGCCGGCGGCAATGTTTTCCTCACGGCTGAAATTATATTCGGGATGAAAATACAACCGTCTGGCATACGGTGTACTCGATACGATTTTTGTTTCGCCCTCGGCAAGATTTGCGTAATCGGCAAAGGTGCTTTCGTTCTGCAAATTACCTGTATCAAACGGCATAACCTGACTGTTTTTAATCTGTGTAAGCAATGCGTCTGTGGTATTGCGCAATGCCGTCTGCTGTGCTTTATCAAGCTGCTTTAATAAAGGCAAATTCAGCTTGATTTTTGATGTTACAGAAAAGCTCACTAAATCACATCCAATTCCGTATAATTCACCGTACCGTCAGGGTTGCGGTGTTTAATGCCTTGTACGATGTTACGCTTTACTCCATCAAGCACTACAAAGCCTGCGCTCAAAGTCGGGGTGTCGGGAGCAATGTCGCCGTCAAAAAGCAGCACTGCAGACACCTGCACGATTTTCTGTTCTTTTGTGTATATGGTCTTTGCTTTTGACTGCATATTGCAATGAGCATTACCCGCAAACAAATTAGTGTTCGGCAATAAGGTGTCTGACGGGTATATTTCTCCGCAGTGGAAGGCAACAACGGGTGCACCGTCTTCGGTAACACCCTCATCGTAGATTGTGACCTCGACAGGAGTTTTACAGAACTGCTTTTTTACAAGTGACGGAAATTTCAAAACATATCACCTCATATTGCAGGATAACAAAGCCCTGTTGATTTAAGCAGAGAGTAGAGGTCCGCAGGAATTGCCACGCCGCTTATGCACATCAAATTCCAACTTGCGCCAAACTCCATACCCACACCGTTGATGTTGTAATTTTTCAGATAAGAATTAATCATATCGGCATTTTCTTCTTCAAAAGCAGTAAGTCTGCTATGCACTCTGCTGATGATTCTCTTCTGCATTTCCGAAAGTTTTTCAAAATCAATGCGGTTAAAGGTCAGAATGTCGATGTGCTCGGCGGAGATAATGCTGTTTTCATCTCCGCCCTGCTGTTCAATGTAATCTGCATACATTACGCAACCTCCGTTGTGTCAACATCAACATAAATACTGTCAATCTTGCCGTCTTTGCCGTTAGGGAAAACAAATGTATCGGAAAGTGTACGGTTCTGATAGAGCCAACCGTCTCCCTCTGTATGTGCCCCCGGTGCAAAGAAGTAAATACTTGAAATCTTCGGTACAGTCTTGCAGGTATCACCACAAGCGACAAGAACATTGATTTTGTGACCGCCTGTTGCAGGCTCAAAACCACCGTTGGCAGGATTGAAGTTGAAACTGTCATAGAAACGCTCATCGTCAATAACCTCGATAACAGGGCAGCCGTCAATCTCGGTTACTCTTGTTTCAATTCCCATACCGCCCTCGGCAATCTGGGTAAGCTCAATCTTACGGGTAAATTCTGTTGACTGCTCAAGGCAGTCCATAATGTTTGATGTTACATAAGCAACA